TTCGCGGCCGTCATGTTGGTCGAGTTAGCAAGCCCGCGATCGGCCAGGTCAGCGTTGATCTGGTCGAGGTTCCGCTGCGCCGTCTCGGCGTTAAGCTGCGATTGCACTCCGCCCCAATTGTCTAGTTCGCCCATCGAGCGATCGTAGACGCCTTGCTTCAAGCCCTTCTCTTCGAGGTAGCGGTCGAGGTTCGCCTTGTTGGCCTCGGCGGTCTTTGACTTCACGTCGCCGGCCGCGTCCAGAAGGAGTTGCTCGTACATGCTTGGCGCGGCGGCTGCGGCCGTTGGAGCGACGGCATTACGGGCGACCACCTGATCGAATTCGGATTGCGCAGGCGGGGCTAGTGCTGGCCGTCGGCCCTTGCCTCGTCCGCCGCCGTTGGCTCGCCAGTACGCTTGCACTTCCGCCTCGGTCGGGGCGATTCCGTAGGCTGTGTCATAGAAGCCGGGGCGAGCGTTCTTGCCTCGCACCTGGCCGCCGGCCGTGATGCCTGGCCGCGAGAACGATCCCCATTGACGCCGGCCGCTGCCATCCTCGTTGACGCCCTTCAAGTTAAACAGTTCGGCGCGGGCTTGTGCGTAGGTCATGGGGATCTCGTGAAGTTTGGGCAACCACGGCAGGTTGCGATCTCGACTGTTCGACCTTCTCGCTCCATCCACTCGGCCAGGGCTTCTCGCGTCGTCCTGGTGCAGCGATAGGTCGGCAGGCATTCTCCGTGGATAAGGCAAGCGTGGACGGGGTGTTCCTGCTCAATCTTACCTGTTTTGCAGGTCTTGCAAACGACAGTCGCAAAGCCCCCGGTTTTCTCGGCTAAATACTGGCATCTCTGGCTGCAATTGCGGTGAGGCGACTTGTCTGTTTTAAGTTGATAGCCGCAACGTCGGCATTGGCCATCCACAAATTCGCAATCAAAAACTAAGGACATAGGAAGCGTTGCCGTCGGCGTTTAGGCTGGTTGCCGATGGCGGAAGATCGTCGCCTGCACTTTCGCACTCGGGGTTGGCGTCACTGAAGCGGGATGACTTCGCCCAATGTTCGGTGAGGAAAAAAACGGCCGGGTCGGCGTTTGAATAGAACCGCAAGAAAACGCGGCGAACGACTTCGTCGCCGTTACAAAAAATCGCAAAGACAACATGCGTGTTGTAAGCGCGAGGGACCGCAGCGCCGTTGCAATAGCGGTGAACCGGCACTGGGAACTCATAAGCCCATACGGTTTGATAGCTTGCTCCGAATATCCCGGCTGTACTGTCAACGGTCGACCAGTTGAGCGGATCGATCCAAGCCAGGAGGTAGTCGCCACTGAACGACGGCCAATTTCCGCCGGCGCATCCAGTCGGATTGTTTTTGAATGTGAGCGACAACAGGGCTTCGCCGAATTGGTCATAGTACGTTCCGACTTCTGGGCAATCAGTGCAAGGCAATTCGTCGCAGGGGCAGCTTGGGCACTCAATGATTTGCCCGCCGGAAATAATCGGCCGTCCATCTCGCTGCCAAGGGTTCATTCTTCACACTCTAGCGCCGTGACCCACTTAATTGTGCCACTGTCGTTTTTGAGGTACTGCTGCTGATCGTCTAAGTATCCTTCGATCGACTTCATCCATTCGGCTACGATCTGAAATTTCTCATCGCCAGCGTCGTGGCCAAGAAGCTGAATTAAACCGGAACTGTATTCGGGAACCTCGGTAAGATCGACGGCGATTGCCTGGCCGGTTACGTCGATGTAAAGTCCGGCGGAAATCGCCCAATTCGGCAGAGTCGCCCACTGCAACGTGCCGGTGTTGTTGCGTAAGTATTGATCGCCAGCGCCGTTGTAGGATGCGACCTCGGTAAGATCGACCGCAACACCATCGCTCGTCACGTCGATGTAGGTGTGGGCCTTGACGCGAAACTTGTTGCCGTCAGCTTCGAGTCCGTCGCCAATGTCAGCGACCAGCGTGCTGGTGACTTGGTTGAGGCCGAATCCGAACTGAAGTGAGATGTCGTCGCTGCCGTCGATGACCAGCGGCGTCGATGCGGTGTAGGTCGTGCCGCTGCCGCCGCCGCCGACCACGTCGATGTCAGCTTGGCCGCTGCCGGCATCGGTAACGTCGAAGTTCGATGAGAAGTTGAGGATCGTCGCCGCGGCCACGATGACGGAGTTGTTTTCCTCGACGGTGATCTCGCCGCCGCCAGCTAGGCCGGGAATGACGTCGGGCGTCAGCGGCGTGTCGGGGCGTGCGCCGTAGAGAACCCAATCGGGATCGTCGTAGCGGGCCACGACGTTTTGATACTGGGTCTGGCCAGCTTCCGCCGCGCCGGCGTATCCGCAAGCGGCCATGAATCCCTGAATGTGCATCAGGGCGTCGATGAGGCTTTGCGATAGACCGTCGGCCTCGAAGCTCGCGCGGTCGAACGTCGGGCGCCCCATGCCGAGAAAGGGAGTGTTTTCAGGGGCCTCGGCCATCTAACCTACCCTCCGGTTGCCGCTCTCGCCGATCTCGCCGACGACTTCCTCCATGATCCATCGCTCGTCGGAAATGTCGTAGATTTCCAGGTAAGCGGCATATCCGCCGATCTGCGGGCGCTGGGTGTAGTTGAAGCCTTCCGTCCAGGCGGCCAGGGTGTAAGTCCGCGAGGCGTCAGTCTGACGGAAAGCCTCTTCGATGGAATCGCCGGAGCGAAGCCGGGCGTTGCAGTTGTCGCTCCCGTCGGCCAGGGATGCGGAGATGTTGGCGACGTAGCCTTCGCGAGTAGGGCCGGCTAAGCGGATCGGGCCAAGATCCAGCCATGAATCAAATTCCTCGGTGCTTGCGGAATCGAAACGATAGACGGAACCAACGGTCGAGATTGGAGCGATCGCACTCTTGGTCGCCGTTTGCGCCGGAACGAACGTCGGGTAAAGCTGAAACGTCTTATCCTCAAAGTCCTGCGGCCAATAGGAATCGCCGTCGATGTGATAGAAATAGCTGATCGGGTCGCCGCTGTCGGGCCGAACCGTAATGTGAATCCCCTTCCATCGCGGGTCGTAGCCGATGGCTACGTTGTCGCCGTTGGCTGCGTCGACTCCCTGAAGCTCGTCGGGGATCTTGTTCTTGCTCAATAGGTCGATCGACAAGCCGTCTTGCGGGATGACGGCCAGGCCGTTAGTCGTGAATAGATAGGTGTTGTTCTCGCCCCGCGGGCCTGATCCTTTGCACCACGCCGTTCCGGTGAGCGGTCCCATGTCCGAGCTAACGCGGCGGGTGGCTCCCTGGTTGCGAGGGTTGCCGACGATGGCATAAGTCGCTCGCGAGGAACCGACCAGCAGGACGTTGCCGCTGTGGCTGATCGCCGCAGTGATCGCGTGTCCAATCTGGCCGCCTTCGCTACCGGTGTTCGACCATGCCCCCGACGCGGAGTTGACGGCGGTATCCCAATCGGTCGCGTCGCCGGTGGCGCTCTTGGTAATAATCTGCGGATTGGCGGGATCTCCGGCCAGCCAAAGGGCGTCGAGGTGAGCGACGACGACTCCGCAATCTTCTGGCGCGGGGACGGCCGACCCGCCATCGTCGATGGTGCCCTCGGTGCCGGTAATTAGATTCTCTTGCTTTGTGACCGCTCCGGCCTGAGCTTGGTAGAGAACCTGCTTGTAAACGGCGCACGATGCGAAGTCAGTGCCGGTCGAAGTGTTGATCCGGTTCGTCCAGTTGACCAAGTCGGTCGTCTCGAACGTGCCGGTGGCGAAGGTGACGAACAGGGCTTCGATTGCTGCGCCGCTGTCGACATAAACGCCCGTCGTCCAGAAGTAGGGAGCGACGCTACGAACGGCGTCGAGCGTCACGCCTGGCCGCACTCCGCCGCGCTCGCGCCCCGTCGTCACGTCGATCGGCCATACGTTGAGACAATCCGGCGTAGTGTAGGGGGCTTGATCTTGGAACGCATAGCGCCGATCCAAGCCCCCCGCCGGGAACCGCAACGAAAATGGCCGATGACGTGGCAAACGAGTCTCGCGCGACTAGGTTTCGATCGTACCCTTGTTGACCGCCTGCATGATGACCGCGCTGCTGCCGTTGTAACGGCAAACGTAAGTGCGCGTCGTCAGCGTCGCAATGGTCGCCTCGCCGTTGACCGTGACATCTTCGCCGCCGGTCAGCGTGACTGTGTTGTTGCCGCGGTTGACGATCGTGAGTAACCACGAATCGGTGATTCCGGCGCCGGAAAGGTCGGCGTAAAGCTGCGCGCCGGTTCGAGTCGTGATTTCCTTCGCACCGTCGGCAGTGTTCTCGTAGAAGACATGCCGGGCGCCGGTGAGTTTGCCGGCGGCTGGGGTTTCGGCCGTGACAGTCGAACTCGTGTTGTACTGAGCGTTTGGCAGGCCAATGACTGCTGGGCTTGCGCCGACTTCGCCGACAATTGCCATCCAAGTCGTTGAAGTGAGCGGGATGCAAAAAGCAACCGAACTCGCTTCGAGGGTGGCGACGGTAACGGCAAGCTCGGTGGTCAGCGTCACAGCCCCCGTGGCGCGCACGAAAAGCGGCGTACCGCCGTCGGGCAGTTGGTAGGTGCCGGCTGGAACGTCGACCACGGCAAACGCCTTGCCTTCTTGGTCAATGACCGCCCCGCTCGACGGAACGGGAAGCGTCTTGATTGCCGACTGCCAGGCGTCGTGCAAACGGGTGAGGCTAGTAGCAGCGCTCATGCGAATGATTCCTTATCCAAAAGTAATGTTGCTGTGAACGTCGGGGCTGTTCGCCCTGAACTCGTAAAGGGCCTGCTCGTAATCCGGACCGCTCGGGGCAAGTGAGCGAGCCCCTTTGCCGCGGGTATAGACCCCTCCCCGCCGTTGGTCGAGTCGTACTGAGCGATAAAGCTGCTCAAGAAACTTATCGTGTCGCTCCGCGCTGCGATGGATTTTTTGGAATGCGCAGTCTTCGATCGAAGCTCGAACGGTCGCCGCGTGCGCCGGGCCGCCGTAAACGTAGAGATGGTCAGTCGCGCCAATCGCACTGATCGTCGGCGGAGCGGCATGGTAGACGTAGTCGAGCGTGTAGTCGGCGTCCGGAAGCGGCCAGAATGTGGCGTACCAGCGGGTCGACTCGGTGTCGTCGTTGGGCGTCATCGGCATGATCGACGCATGCCGGGGGACGCCGCCGGTGTCGCTCCGGTCGAGGACTCGCATCGTCGCCTCTTCGATAAGCGTGATGCGGCCGTGCTGGTCCTGGTCCCGGCGGTAGGTGAAGCCCTGGGGATTCATCGAACCGTAGTCGTCGGGAAGAGCGTACTCGTGCTTGATCAACGAATACTCGGTCCCGGCGACGGCGGTGGCGGCCACGTCGACAAGGCGGATGACGGAATCGCTCGTCCGGCTTGAGACGGGATAGCGGTTGCCGCCGAACCAGAGATCACCGTCGGCCGCCCACGTTGGCCAGGTGCCGTCGGCCAGAGTGACGATACAGCCAGCCCCGTTGGCGGCGACGGTGATCGTGCCGGTGGAATAGGGGGCGTAGATAACGAGATCATCCTTGATCCAGAGGAACCGCCATTCGTGCGGAACCCGATCGCCTGGCAGCACGGGCGGGAAATAGAACTGAGTGATCGCTTCCTTAAGGATGTCGAAGCCGTCTGCTTCCTGGTCGTTCGACCATACCGTCGGATCTCGATTCCAGTTCGCGATCGACGCGATCAAGCGGAGATATTCGGTTCGACTAACCTCAAGGGTATGCGCTGCCATCGGTCGTTAAAGCGTTCCGGCTTTCTCCTGCTGGGCCTTTTGCTGTTCGGCCAGTTGTTTGGGGGATGGGCCAGCGCCGCCGTTGGGGACAAACTTGGGCTTGTCGTAATCCTCGCGGAGATGGAAGCGAGCGATCGAAAGAAGCCGGTCGTCGCTGATCGTGTTGTGGCCGTTGGCCATCGCCCACAAGTTGACGACGAACAGATATTCCTTCTTGACGTCGGGGTGGTCGGGGTCGCCGCCGAACGCGCGAATCTTTCGCCGGTGTTCGTCGGCCATCTGAGTGATCTTCGAAAGGGCCATGGTTGCTCCGAGTAGCGGGAAAACAAAAAGAACGGACAGGCTGCCGCGGGTCGCGGGATTTGCGACAGCCTGCCGCGTTCAGGAGACGTTACTTGAAAACGCCGGGGATGGAAACGACTTCGATATCCTTCACTTCGAGGATCGGGTCGACAGCCCCTTCCGACAAGCACGCGAGGACCAAGCGAAGCGCTGTGTCCTCGGGGATCGCTGAAGCGGCGACGTCGTGTTCCATCAAGACGCCATCGATCCAAAGCTCCAGGTCGCGAGTACCGTTGATCCGGAACTCGACCTTGACGACTTCGGTGCCGTCGGTGGTGACAGCGCCGTCGACCAGCGTGTGGAACGCCACGGTCGACAACGACTGAGTGCCGCCGTCTTCCGCCGCGAACTTCATCACGCCGGCCGTTCCGGTGTTGCCGGTCGTGTAGACGCCGACGTAGTCGGTCGCGCCGGACGCGGGGGCGTCAGCCGTTACCGGCGTCGTGTCGAGCGTCGACAGGACCAAACCGAAAAACATCTGCAAGCCGCTGGCGATATCCTTCGCCCGCATGATGGCCTTCGCCACAATCGTTCGATCCGCCGCCGGCATGACGATGCAACCGGGGAAGAACAACGTCGCTCCCTGATTGTCGGTCGAAGAGTTGCAATCGATCTGCAACCATCCGCCCTCGGCTGCGTCGTTGATCACGGCTTGGCCGGCAGTTGCCTGAACCAGCGTCGCCGTGCCGTTGCTGGCGCCCGAAGTGAGATCCGTCCAGCCGCGCTCGAACGGACTGAACTTGAAGTAATCGCCCATGCTGCGATCGTTCTTGATCGCCGTCACGTCGATGTTGCGCCAAGCGCTCGACCGACCTTCTCCGTTGCCGGTCTTGGGGTACGTGTACCGCATTTGTTTATTCCAGTTCCCCGCAGGGAGTTGAGTGAATGCTAAAACCGGAGCGGCCCGATTGCCGCCCCGGCAGACTGACGCTGCTCAATCAACGCGGCTAGGCGTTGACGCGAGCCCGCCAGCTTGCACGAACTGACGGCGAACTGACGGCGAAACCGGAGTCCATGACGATAACGGCCGTGTTCGGCGCGTCGCTCTGCATGACCGGCTTCTTCTTCTTCATCCACCAATCGCCGTAGGTGTTCACCTCGATCGTCGTGAGGTTCACCCCGTACATTGGTTTGGTGGTGTCGTAGGCCGTCGAATCTTCGTCCGAGAACTGCTCGGCGTAGATCCACTCAACCCCTTGGAAGTTGTGCGAATCCATCGCCAGGCGGCCACTCGAATACTTGCCGCCGTCCTTGCCGGTGTTGTCGTTGTGGGTCTTCAGGTACTTCGAATATTCGAAATACCAGTCTTCGTGACTGATGATCAGGTAATCAGTCTCGGCCTCGCCCGGCTCCGTCTCCGGCGAAACTTTCTTGTAGGACTTGAAGTTGCACTTCTTGTTGGCTTTCTCCATCTGGAGCAAGCCGTCGGTGTCGGAGATGGCTCCGAACGTGAACGTGCCGTTTCGGTAGCCCTTGTACTTTTCGAGACTGGAATCGACGCCGAACTTTGACGAATAGCCCGACGGCAGTTCGCCGTTGAAGCCAAACGTCGCTGTGGTCGACGGCGTGAGGATGTAAGGCAAACCGAATGGAACCGGGTGCCCTTCGGTGCCGTCGTTCGGGCCGGCGGCTAGCGACAGGAACCACTCATCGTTCTGCTCAAAGAAGCCGTCGATGAGATCCTGCTGCTGCATTTCCAGGTAGCTGAATTGCTCCAACTCCTTGCCTTGGCCGTTCCAACACGGCTCGCGAATGTCGATCACGAACGACGAATCTTGCCAGGTCCAGTTGACCTCGCCTTTCTTCGCCAAGTCGGTGCGTGGCGGCGCGAGCGTGTCGAAGAATCCGGTCGCGCGGGTGCCGTGATTCTTTCCGACCTTCAGATTGAAGGTGTACTTTTCCGACGGCGTGCGCTGCTTGATCCGGCTCTTTTGCAGGATGTAAGCCGCGAAGATCGACTTCGTGTTGGTACGCGCGGCGTCGTACCACGTTTTTGGCATGTTGTCGTCGATATACGCGGTCGCGATATCGAGGATCGTTTCGGTGCCGATATGTGTACTGGGCATTGACGCTTATCCTTTAACCACGCTGAGCGCGAATGCGTTCCACGTTGCGAAGGAATCGCTCTTGCGGGGATAGCTTCGGCTCGGGCGGCGAAGGGCCGCCGGAACCGGATCCCAAAATCTGGCGATTCGATCGCTGAATGGCCGCAATGCGGGCAGCTTCTTGGGGTGTCTTTTTGGTGGCAGGCTTTCGCTTGAAAACCTGTTGATAGGCCAACTCGACTACCTGCTCGGTTGGAATGCCGGGCAGCTTCTTGGAGAGATCCTCGAACGCATCGAACAACTTCGAGCGCACGCGAACCTCCATCTGTTCGGGTGACTTCAGTTCGGCTCGCTTGCCGACTCCTGGCCACTCCGACTTGTCGAGGATGTCGTCGAACGAAGCCTGGAGCGAAGCCGTGCGCTGTTGCTGTCGCTCGCTCTTGGTGGCCAGCACGTCGCCGGCCAGTTGCGAAACGACCATCTGTAAGTCGCGGACGGTATCGACCAGGTGCTTGTTCTGCTGGACTAGGGGATCATCCGGATCGCCGTAGTCATCAGGGATGAGGGATTTGACCCGAAACTCTTCCGGTACGATCGCCTCGTAAGTCCCTGGTTCGAGGCGGCCAGGTTGCGGAAGCTGCTGCGGAGCGACGGAGTCTTCGACGTCGCCCGTTTCGGCGAGGTGTGGAGCGGCCACGGCGATCGCCATTTGGAGAGCATCGTCGCTCTTCGCCATCGCGATCGCAAACTTCGGGACGCCCAACGCTTCGGCAATCGCCACCATGTCTGGCGATGGCCCTTCGCTGCCAGCGGCAACGGGAGCGGCCGGCGGGGAATCATCACCCTCCGGCTCGTGTTCGGTTTCTTCGGGTTCGACTTGCTGCTCGACGGCGTCGACGACGGCGGCGGCTTCGGCGCCCGCGACGATCTCACGCTGTCGGGCAAGGAACGCTTCTTTCTTTTCTTCCTTCGTGAACCGGCCATTAGCGTCGCGAACGCGGGCGGGCGTTGCAGCCACGGCCGGCGCAACCGGAGGCGTCTCGGCCGCCTGCGTGTCCGGTGCGCCGGCCGGCTGCTGCTCGACCGCTGGTTCGCTGACTGGTGGGGCTTCTAGTTCGTTAAACATTGATTGGTTTCCCGCGATTTCCTGAACGACAAAAGCCGGCGACTAGCGGCCGGCGTAATCCCCGTATCCAGCGTCCTTGTCGATGTAGCCGCGGCGGCGAAACTCCTGAGCTTTCGCCTTCCGACTGTCGGCCACAAACGTACCGGCTGGTACGCGGACGCCGTTGACCATCCGATCCTCGGTGAGATACTCGCCGCCGGTCACGCCGGCGCGACGCATATCTTCGTTGGCTTCTGCGGCCTCGTTAGGCTGCACGCCGATCGAGCGACTGAAATACTTCATTGGGTTGGGCCGACTGCTGCGGCTTGTTGGAGTTGCGACATGGGATCTTGCTGTTGATTCCCACTGACGTTGACGTGCGTGTACTCGTGCGGGCCTGCCCCTGAAAGCAAGCCAGCCTGCGGGCCGTCGGGTTGCGGCGGCTCGATGTCCTCGTACAGTTCGACCAGTTCCGGCGTGTCCGAATAATCGGCGGCCAGCTTGAGGTATCGGTCGACGTTGAATGCCTTGCCGCGTTGATTAAATAGCGGTTCCAGCGGCATGAGCATCTGAACTCGCTGATCGATCTCGGCCAGGCGTTGCGACGGCGGGCGGTAGCGAGTCGAGAATGGGATCGGGCGGATCTCGTGTAAGTCGAAGTCGCCGCGGCGGGATGGCTCGCCGTTCTCGTCTTCGTAGTACGCGCCATGCCAGTCGTCGGTGACAAAGATCCCAGTTCCAGGAACCTCACGGCTCATGGGGATCTCGGTCGCCGCGTCCATGTAGAGCATGTACCCAAGCTCGATGCCGACCTCGCAGAGAAAGTCGTGAAACTTCGTCTGGTAGTGGCCTTCGAGGCGATCGACCTGCTCCTTGATGATTCCTTCGCCCTTGGCGCTGTCGGCGGTCTGGCCGAGTCCAAGCCGCTGCATCGGGTTGCCGGCGGCGCGATCGAACATCGTGATCGCCGTACCAAGCATCGAGTAGATTTGCTGATCGATGCCTTCCAGCTTCAACGTCGTAATCGTCTCGGGGTCGTTGAGCGACAGGTGGTCGCCGTCGGTCGCGCTCTTCACCTTCTCCGCGTCTTCCTCGTCGCCCACTCGCGAAACAGTCATCTGCTTCGACCGCTCCGCCTGGTCACGGAGTTTGCGCCAAAGCGTCTGCGTGAAGTTGTGGAGGTGGAGGACGTTCTGTGCGGGCGAGCTTGGCAGGGTGCCGGCGGGAGTCGGACCGAGATTCAAGAAGTGGTAGGGTCCAAGCGGTCGCTTTCCTTCCCACTCGATCTCATAGAGCGGCTCGTCGAACTTGCAATGGAAGTCGGCCGTGACCGCCCACGTCTGGACGATGTTGTCTTCAGGGATGAAAACATCTGACAGGTAGACGCCGGGCGACACTTGGTTGTCGTTCGCGTAGGCGGTGCGCTGATTGAACTTCTGTTCGCCTTCCGCGTCGACCCAGCCGTCGGGGCCGGCCTTCTTCATCTTGTTGCGGAAGTTGGCTGAGATGCGGCCGTTGTCGAGTAGCCGATCGAGGTTCGCCTTGTAGCGGTCGGCCAAGATGGTGCAATAGCGGAAGTCGGTAACATCCTGGTCCCACACGAAATGATCCATCGTCCGCGGGGCGAAGAACGGCTTTCCCGCCACGATGTAATTATCCTGCTCGATCTCGACGGCCAAGCCTTCGGTGAGATAGGTCTTGCCGATGCCAAGCGAAATGAATCCTTCGCCGACGATCGTTTGCAGCGAGTGCTTCATGCCGATCTTCGGCGTGTAGGCGCTCATCGCGCGGCCAAAGTGAGCGGCGAATGCGCGGGCCTGGCGGTTGGCCGAGAACGTCGTCCCCTTGTACTGCGGATCGTTAGCCGCCAGAGCCAACTCCATCGCCAGCCGGGCCTGCTGAATGAGGTTGATCACGTCGCCGTAGATCACGCCGTCGAGGCCGGGGTAGAGGCTGCCGGCGTCTTTTGCCAGCAAGTCAGCGCGAAGCTCGCGACATTTGCGCAGCCGCTCGCTGTAATGCGGCAATGCTTTGCGCACTCGCTCGTACAGCGATGGCTTGAGAGATGCGACCAATGACGTGCAGAGAACACGTCCCCCGATGGCGGGATTCTATTCGTCGACGATTAGTTCTGTCAACGGATCGTGGCCGGGAGCGCGTCGCAAGAGCTTCTTCTGAACCGGCCGGAGCGGGCTGCCGGACGTGGCGATCAGCCACCATTCGACCGGCTCTGCCTCGGTGGCTTCTGGTTCAAGTCCGAAGTATTTGGCCGTCGCCGTTTCTTCAGAGTAGCCGCAATAGACCGACTTCCCGCGGTGGTTGATCCGGTGAAGAAATTCGTGGCCGGCGATCATTTAGACCTCAAAATTCAAAGGAACCGCGTCGACTCTCTCGCTGAGACTTCCGCCATTCGACCATGCGGTGAGCGAGCGTACCGGGCTTGGCTTTCGAGAGGGCGGCCAGGTCAGTGGGCGAAGCGGACTTGGGGATGACGATTGGCTTCAGGCCGTTGAGCGACTTGATCCCGCGAATGGCGAGGGCTCCGCCAATCGCCTTGTCGCCGTGGTTCATGCCGCGGGATGCGCCGTCCTCGGCCATCTGTGCCCGCGGATGGACGACTTTCCCGCTCTGATCGTAAATGTACTGGGCGGCTTCGTCGAGCATCGTTGCGTCGCGGACTGTGATCGTCGCGGCCGTCAGTTCGTGGATGAGCGGGCTAAGCGTTTCGTAGACGTCGCTGTTGAAGTAACCGAGTTTCTTGGCTCGCTTGCCGGAGTCGCGGTCGGCTCGCTGCGGCGGGGCGTAAATACGGCTGCAACCGAGTCCGGCCAGCGTCTTGACGAACAGCTTGCCGCCGCCCGCGTTCACCTCGGGGATGATCAGCGGCCGACGGTGATCGCGGCTAAACCAATTCCAGGCGGCCATGCAAAGGTGGGCCAGGTCGACGGGCGTAATGTCGTTGCGGGCGAATGACGCCATCTGAACGCCGAACAGGTTCCAGACGTTGATATTCGACGCCGAACTCCAATCGCCGCCAGCGCCCGCGGCGATGTCGACGCCGAAGACGTATTGATCTCGCGGCGGCCTGCCGCCTTCCGGCGTGAACCAGAGCGACCATGACTTACGGCCGCCGGGAACGAACTGCACGTCGATGAGATCGAACGAGTCGAACGACAGGTCGCCGCTCTTAAACGGGGCCATGCACGACGCGCGGGCCCGATCGAGAATCGCCTTGTCGAATGGCCTGGCACGAGATCCGCCGCGGTCGCGATTCCACTCGCGGTTGATGTAGATGACGTTGTTGCGATTGTCGGCGCACTTCCGGTCGAACCATGGCGAGCGAGTTGGGAACAGCTTGTCGAAGACGGGGGCGTAGCCAGGCGGGAATGGGATGTCGTCCAGCTTCACGACTTCGTTCGAATCATTGATCGTATAGAGGCAACGGTTTTGGTAGGGATTGTCGGTCCAATCGAGGATATGGGTCAACCACATCTCGGGATTATCGAGTCGATAGGAATGCTCGTTGTCTGAACCGTTGGGCGTCGACGCGAGAACGATGCAATTCGTGCCGGCTCCGACCAAGCCCATGACCGCCTCGGTGTCCTTGCCTGGTAGGAAGAACGATGCTTCGTCGAGAAAGTACATCGTGTATCGGCCGCCGCGGCCAAGTCCTTTGGTGGCGGAGTGAGCTTTGAGCGACGCGCCGTTGAGCGTATTCCGCCAGGTGCTTTTGCCGATGTTCCGATCGATGATCGACTTGCCGGCTCGCGGATGCCCGTCGGGGTGCATCGTCATCCACTTCGGCAAGAAGTCGAGAAGCATGTCGAACTTCCAGCCAAGCGATTCCGGCGCGTCCGGATCGTCGGCCATCTCGCGAGTGATCGACGCCATGCCGAGAACGCTGCGCGGGCGGAAGATGAACAGCCAGAGCAAGATGCAAAGCATCAGCCAGCTTGCACCTTG